TGCTCCTACAATCTCAGGGGGAACAATTGATAACGCTGTTATAGGTGGATCAACTCCAGCAGCTGGAACTTTTACTTCTTTAACAGCAACGTCAGGAATTTCAGGAGGTACATTCTAATGCCACAATCAGGTTTTACACCAATACAACTTTATCGTAGTTCAACTGCCTCTGCTACACCAAATCCAAGTGATTTACAAGATGGTGAATTAGCCCTAAATACAAATGATGGAAAACTGTTTTATAAAGACAGCTCTGGAAATTTAGGAACATTAGCTACAAGTTCAGGGTCTTCAGGATCAGTAACTTCTGTTCAAGTAGACGGAGGAACAACAGGTTTAAGTTACAGTGGTGGTCCAATTACTACTTCTGGAACGATTACTACAGCAGGAACACTTGTAACAGCTAATGGTGGCACTGGACTCACTGCAATAGGTACAGCAGGTCAAGTTTTAACTGTTAATAGTGGAGCTACGGCACTTGAATACGCTACTCCAGATTCAGGATTTCCTCAACCACAACTTGTGAGTGGCAATACCACAGCAACGTCAGCCCAGTTTCTTGTAGCAAGTGCAGGTTCAATTACTATAACACTTCCAAGTGGACCAAGTGCAGGCGACTTTGTAGTTATAAAAGACGGAACAGGTGCTGCAGCAACGACTAACTTCACGGTAGCAAGAAATGGTTCAAACATTGCAAGCTCTGCAACAGATTTAACTTTTGACAAAAACTTTGCAGAAATTACTATGACCTATGTTGATGCAACGATTGGTTGGAGTGTCTAATGAGCAATCTGTCAGAGCTATTACCCTCTGGCGGTGGTCAGAATGTAGGGAGCTTTACTGCTTCTGGAACCATAACGAATGGTCAACTTGTCGGTTTGAGATCAGACGGTAAAGTAGAGGCAATAACAGCAACTGCCGAAGCAGCAACAACTGAAGCAAATTTTACAAGTGCGTCACTTTGGACAGGTGGAAATCAAAGCACACTTGCAGCAGTTTACGATATAAATGCAGACAGAGTAGTTCAATTTTACGCTAGTGAGAGAACTAGCACCCAATATTTAACAGGTGTAGTTTCTACACCTACTGCCTCTGGGCTAACAAGTTTTGGAACACCTGTTGTTATTAACACATCTGATAGCGATTATATTTCTGCTGTTTATCATGTTGCAGCTCAAAAATCAGTTGTTGGCTTTCGAGATGGTGGAGCATCGAATTATGGGAGAGCTTACGTTATTACAGTAGATCCGTCAGACAATTCATTAACTTATGGAGCCGAAGGTGATTTGTCTTCTGATTCGCTTTACGGAATTTCAAGCACTTACGACAGCACAAACGAAAAAGTTGTTTTTACGTTTATGAATAGTACTGGGGATTTTGGCAATGCTCGTGTAGGAACAATTTCGGGAACGAGTATAAGTTTTGGATCCACTAATGTTTTTGGAAACATAAGTGGAACAGGGCAAGTGGCAAATTGGACTTCTTGTGTTTATGAGGCAAATTCAAATTCTGTAACTATTTTTTGGGCAAGAAAAGATCAAAGTAACTATCTTTATTGTGTAGTAGGCCAAGTGTCTGGAACAGGTTTTAATTCTAGTTCAGAAATACTAGTGGACAATAGTTTTGGAGTTCAAAACGCTAATCTTACAAGTGTAGCTGATACAAATTCTAACAAAATTGTTGTGTTTTATTCATCTGCAACTACCGGAAATGGCTACGGAGTAGTAGGAACTCCAACTTATGCTTCTAATGTCGGATCAGCTACTTTTGGAACACCTGTTCGATATAATACCTCTGTTAACAACGCTAATTCTTTATTTTGTGCGTTTGATTCTACAAATAATAAAGTTGTCATTATGTATAAAAATAACACAAATGATAGGCCATATGTCAGCGCAGGAACTGTCAGTGCAGAAGCTATTACTTTTGAATCAGGGTTTGAATTAACAACCACTCAAGCTGGAACAAATAATTTACTTTTTGTTCCAACAATTAGTAAATTTGTTGCATCTTATATAGAAAATTCTAGTCCTTATTATGGTGAGTATGTCCTTTACAACGTAGCTTCTGAAAATATCTCAAGTTTTATAGGATTAGCAGGTCAAGCTATATCAGACACTGCGACAGGCAATATAGATATGTTGGGTGGTATAAACTCTCAACAGACTTCATTAACCATTGCTAGTAAATATTATATTCAATCAAATGGCACGTTAGGAACAACGTCTACAAGTACGTTTGTTGGTCAGGCTGTCAGTGGCACAACTCTTAACATAAGGGATGCGACATGAGTACCTTATCTGAGCTTTTACCTGCAGGTTCTGGTGGGAAGCAAGTAGACTTTATTGCTCATGGAGCTATAAACAACGCACAAGCTGTAGCTCTCAAAAGTGATGGAAAAGTAGAACCTATAGCAGAGGGTTCAACTCCCGTTCAAGGTGCTCAAACTACATGGGCCAGCGCTAGTTTTAATTACGGCAGGTCTCTTACTTATATTGGAAATAATCAAGTTCTTCTTTTTTATCCCGACTCTTCAAATTCATACTACGGAACTGTTGTGTTAGGTAACGTGAGTGGAAATACGATTACTTGGGATATACAATCACCTCCTACTGTTTTTGAATCAGCAGGTTTGCAATTTAACAATGATTACAAAATGGACAGTGTGCTCCACGAAAGTTTGAATTTAACACTTTGTGCTTACATAATTACTTCATCGGCAGATGCAAAGATGAGATGTTTTTCAGTGTCTGGGAATAGTATTACCGTTGGAAGTCAACACACTTTCAATTCTGGTGGTGTTCAAGAAATTGCGGTGTGCTATGGTGAAATAAGTGGAAATGCTCGAATTTGGGTAAATTATATCGATAGACTTAACAATGTTGATTATGGCGTAGCTGATTGTATTACTGTCAATAATATTAATTCTATATCAAATGGGAGCCAAGCCAGTTATAGATCGGATACGACTAGTAATCCTTCTATTGCATTTAATAAACTGCAAAATATGCCTATTATAACTTATCGAACACCTACAAATCAATCTTATGGTAGAGGTAGAGTTATCACCAATGGTATTAGTGTTCCCCCTCAATTTGGGAGTGAAAACACGTTGGTCAGTGCTAACACCACTCAAATGTCTATTGTATTTGATAACAATATCCAACAGTGCATTATTGCTTATCTTGATAACACGAATGGCAATGCAGCCATAAGAAAAATAACTTATAACAGCACCAATCAATTGACTCCTGAAACTGAAGATGTTTTCGCTACTACAGGTCAAACATTCGGCATAAATATAGCTGTTAATGAATCCAAAACTATTGGAAATGGTCAAGGCATGGTGGTTTACTGTGATGTTGTTGGGGGTAGTTATAAAGGTTTTTTCGTTCTTTATGACTCAACAGGCACTAGCCCATATACGCCAACTTTAGGTACTCCCGTAGAATTTTTACAAAGCGTTGCTTATAACACTCAAGTGGCTTGGGGTGGAAATAACAACTATGCTGTAACTTACACAGCTACAATTGGCAGTGGTTGGGGTGCAGGTTCCTCAGGTTTTAATTTTACAAATGTAGGTAATTTCATAGGAATTGCTGATGCAGCAATATCTGACACTGCCACGGGGTCTGTAACAATTAAAGGTGGAATAGCTACAAATGCCAGTTTGCCTACGTTAACACCTAACACGGTCTATTATGTACAAGGTGACGGAACTATTAATACAACCTCAACAGGTACAAGAATAGGCAAGGCGTTGTCTTCAACAAGCATTAATTTGGAGTTTAACTCGTGACAAATTTATCCGAATTATTACCGTCAGGTGGCGGTGCCAAAGAATTTGATGCTGTAGCTTCTGGAACTTTACCCAATGGTCAAACAGTAATTTTAAAAGCTGATGGGAAGGTAGAGGCTGTAGGAATTGGAAGTCAAGAAATAGGTAGCACGCAAAATTGGAGTGGCACAGATCAAGTTAATGCGTTTCTTGCGGGTGTGTATGACGATGCTCAACAGAGAGTGATAATAGCTTTTACAGAAACTTCCCCTAGTTATTACTATGGTCAATTAATTGCAGGAGAAGTTGATGCTGCAAATAACAGTATAACCTTTGGAACTGCTTCTATTTATAACACTACTTTTGGAATTGGACACACTCTTGGGTATGATTCAACGAATAACAAAGCAGTAGTATTTTTTCAAGATGTAAGCCAAAGCTCTCATGGCAAAGCTAGAGTCGCATCAATTAGTGGATCAACTATAACATTTCCAGGAAGTAATGCGACTTACAACTCTGCAAGCACTGAGGATACAGTCGTAACTTTTAGTTCGGATCTTGGTTCATTTCTCATATGTTACAAAAACAACAGCAACAGTGCTTTCCCCACGGGAATAGTGGGTACAGTGTCGGGAAATAATATAAGTTTTGGAAATGCAGTAGCTTTAGATAATAAAAATGCTAGTTATCTGGCTGTTGTTTGGGATAGTACCACCAGCTACAGTGGCTACCAATACTTTCTTTTATTTTATCAAAACAACACTGGTACGCAATTTCGTTATCAGTACGTTATAGTAACTGGCGCAACTCAAGTTAATGCTGGAACTCCAAACTTAATTGAGTTAAATGGCTCTTTTACTGCTCAAGCACTAAATACCAAAGCAGTTTATGACAGCGTTAACCAAAAAGTTTATTTGGCAACTATAAATGGACAAAATAATAGTTATGCATCAGCTTTGGTAGCTACTTCTAATGGTAGCACTTTAACTTTTGGAACCGAAAATTTCTTTGCTGGGAATTCTACTGCTTATGGTTTGGGACTTGCATGGGATAGTTCTGCCGAAAGATTAGTTATATCTTATTTAAATTCTTCACAATTTGGAAAAATAATTGCAGGAAGTGTGTCTGGAACTACTTTAACATTTGGATCGCCTGAAAGTTTTAGAAACGATATTACATCTAATTTAGCTACTTTTTATGATAGTGGCGCTAAAAGAGTTGTAACTGCTTATACAAATCAAGTTACTAATGATTACACGGGCAATTCAGTTGTATTTCAACCTGAGTCTAGCAACGTATCAGACTTCATAGGCATAACATCTGAAGCCATAGCCAATACAGCTACGGGAAAAGTTAATCCTCAAGGCGGTGTTGCAACGGCATCATCTCCAAGTTCTGGCGAAGCAGGAACGGCAGTAGTGTTTACTGGGAATATTGCATCAAGTGATGCAGTAGCAGTTTTTGATAGTGGTAGTAATCAAGTTGTCATAGGATTTCAAAATGCATCAACAGGTGGTGGACAAGCAATAGTTGCAGACTTAACTGCTTCAACAAATGCAGTAACATTAGGATCGGCAGGTTCTTATCAAGCTGCAGGCGGTGCAAGCTACAATGCAATTACTTATGACGCATCAGCAAATAAAATTGTTTCTATTTGTTCTGCGCTTGCTTCTCCCTTTCAAGGGGTAGCATATGTAGGAACTGTTTCAGGTACATCTATTTCTTACACTGGGGCAGTTAATTTTAATGGTACGGAAAACTATCAAGCTGGTGACCTTACATACGATTCTTCAAACAATGTTACAGTTGTTAGTTTTGAAAGAAATGACGCTGGTAGTAATAAACATGGAGCAGCTGTAGTAGGCACAATTAGTGGGGGAGCTATAACATTTGGAACTGTTTCAGATTTTGCTCCATCAATTAATATTAAATATCCCAACAACACGTTTGACTCTAATTCTAATAAAGTTGTAACTGTATTTGAAAACTCTAATACCGGATACGGAAATGCCGTGGTTAGTACGGTTTCAGGAACTACTATTTCTCATGGCAGTATCAGTGTTCTAGCAACAAACGGCACAGAGATGGGACAAGGGGGAACCATTTGCTTTGACTCTACTAATAATAAAGTTATTGCCCCTTATAGAAATACGACTGACAGCAAAGGATATGTTAAAATAGGCACAGTCTCAGGAACTGCTATAACTTTTGGAAATGCAGTAGAATTTGACGCTGCTCCTGGAGGGCAATCAATAAGATCTGTTTACGACTCTAATTTAAACAAAGTTATAATTTTTTATACAGACTCATCTAATTATCCAACTGTTAGAACTGGAACTGTTTCAGGAACAAGTATTGTTTTAGATGATGCTTTTACAGTAGCAACAACAACTGTTACAGATGACATGAGTTGTGCTGCTGCATTTGATTCTTCTGAAAATAGAACTCTGTTAAGTTACAAACCTAGTACCACAGGTCTTGGAAATGCTCAAGTGTACTTAACATCCGGAACCGCACAAGATTTAATCGTAGGATCAACATACTACGTTCAAAACAACGGAAATCTTTCTACCACCTCAAGCACTGTCACAGCAGGCAAAGCTATTTCAACCACTCAACTAATACTAAACGGAGCATCATAATGAAAACTATTGTGGAAAATGTAACAAACTTGAGTAAATTTCTTTTTGAAGATGACAAACGAGTTGTCATGTTATCGGACAGAATTGATGTTGGCCCAGAAGAAAAACTAGATTTTATTGTAGGATGTCATTCATTAAATGATTGCACCTTGTATGAAAACATCACTGGTCCTGAAGAAGAATGGTACGGAAACAAATGGTTTTTCGATGGTGCTACTTGGACACTCAATCCAGATTGGGTAGATCCAAGAACATATGAAGAAGAGAAGTCTGAGTAAGGTTTAAGCCATGAGCTATACAATGACATATGATAGCTTGTTGGTGGATATACGCAGGTATTTAGAGCGTGGGTTCACACAAGCTAGTGATCAAATAGTCTTTGACCAACTGCCACGTTTAATTACGTTAGCAGAAAGACGTATAGCTCGTGAACTTAAAATCGAAGGTTTTATTAGGGCAATTACAACGCCATTATCTATCGGTGTTTCTACTTATTTAAAGCCTGATAGATGGCGTGATACGATTTCAATGACGGTCAATGGAACTCCCATACAAACAAGATCGTATGAGTATCTCCGTAATTACTGGCCCGATGAAGCTCAAACAGCGTCACCTGAATTCTATGCTGATTATGATTATGCAAATTGGTTGATTGCTCCGACACCAAATGCAGCTAGTACATTAGAGGTATTATATTATGAACAGCCAGCATTATTAGGTCCAACACTGCAAAGCAATTGGCTCACAGAATATGCACCAGAGTTGGTGTTGTATGCTTCTTTACTTGAGGCAACGCCATTTTTGAAAAATGATGAAAGAGTACAGTTATGGCAAGGTCTTTATGATCGATGTGCTCAAGCATTTAGCGGTCAAGATTTAGGAAGAATACTTGATCGTTCAGCGCAAAGGAGTGAAGCATAATGCCTATTTATCAAGACGTTTTTGGCGGTGCTAACATTTATCCAAGTGAAATTAGTTATAGCTCTTTAAATTTAACTGCCGACATAACATTGAGTTGGCCTGAAGAAACGTCAACCAATGTAAATTTAGCTACCAGAATTGTTGATGTCACACAGGCAAGTTCAGGGTTTAGTATTATTTTACCTGACGCACAAAAAAGCGGAACAGGTAATACAATACTTTTTAACAATAAAGGATCACATACTTTTACTGTTAAAAACGCAGGTAACGTACAAGTAGGAACTATCGCCTCTGGGCAACTATGGCAAATTTATCTTACTGATAACACAACAGCTAATGGAACATGGGAATTGTTGCAATATGGAGCAACAACTTCTACAGCAAATGCAAGCTCGTTAGCTGGAACAGGTATAGTGGCTGTTGGTACATTATTGAGTCAATCAGTTCCTGTTACCACAATAAATAATACATACACAAGTGGGGTTGATGATCGTGCAAAGATGTTCAACTTTACGGGAGCACAGGCTACGTTCACATTGCCTGATCCAACTGTAGGTGGAGACAACTGGTTTTTATATTTAAGAAACTCAGGCTCTGGTGCAATTACAGCAACACCTCCGGGATCTACCACGATTGACGGTGCAAGCACCTTGGCATTTCAACCAGGAGAGTCAGCCATCATTGCAACTGATGGAACTAACTTTTTTACAATTGGTTTTGGACAATCAGCAACATTTGCATTTGATTATACTGTTATAGACATTGCTGGAAGTGGAGATTATACGCTTTCAGGAACAGAGCTTAATAGAGTTGCATACAGATTTACTGGTGCGTTAACTGGTGCAAGAAACATCATTGTTCCTGCTACTGTTCAACAGTATTGGATTGATAACAGAACAACAGGTAGTTACGTTTTAACTGTTAAAGTTTCAGGACAAACAGGCGTTTCTGTAGGACAAAACACAAGAGGAATTTATTATTGTGATGGCTCAGATGTTTTAGATGCTGATACAAGTACAGTTTCTTTCCCAATTGCTGTAAGTCAAGGTGGAACAGGGGCAACCACAGCGACAAACGCCTTAATTAATTTAGGCGGTTCTGCCACAGGTAGAGCTATTTTTACGTCAGCATCTCAAGCTGCAGCATGGTCAGCATTAGGCGTTGCACAAAGTGGAAACATTGATGGTGGGGTATTTACTTAATGCCAATTCAAACTACTGTCCTTAGATCTGATCCTGGAATCAAACGTGATGGCACTAAGTTTGAGGGCAACAACTATGTGGACGGACAATGGGTGCGTTTTCAAAGAGGACTGCCAAGAAAAATAGGCGGTTATAAAACTACTCAAAAATATTTGTCTGAAATAAGCAGAGGGTTTGCTACTTTCTCACAAATGATGTTTGTATATTGTCATTCAGGCGGTGACAACACTTTAGAAAGATTTACATTAGATCAAACAGGCAACAGCTCTATTGTCACTGACAGAACACCTGTTTTAGCTTCTGCCTATGGCACAGTGACACTTGCGGGTGCCAGTGGTTCTGTAGATATGATTGCTGTGGATGGTGTTAATATAATGTCTGGGTCAGTGCCTTTCAACACTGACATAAATCAAACAGCTACAGATGTTGCTTCTAACATCACTGCTTTCACAAGCAATCCAAATTACACGGCCAATGCTGTTGGTTCTGTTATCACAATAACTTCTGCTACAGCAGGAGATCAAGCTAACAATTTAATTATAACGACAACTTTAACAACTTTAACGAGCACTATAGTCAATATGGACTATGGCAGTGACGCTTTAATAACATCTGTTCACAACTATTGGATGTTTGATTTTCAATATGACTCAAGCACCAATCAAAATTATGTGCTAGCGCAAGTTAGTCCAAATGGTGATTGTATTTGTAACGATCAAGACGGACAAATATTTTTCGGTGAGGTTTTAGGAACAGGTGCTTTGAGATCAGTTTCATTGCCAGCCAACACTAATGTGACAGGTGGCATTGTTTCTTTGCACCCATACCTTTTTTACTATGGCACAGACGGAATAATTGGCTGGAGTGCTCCTGGAGAACCTACAGACCTTACAGCTACGGGTTCAGGAAGTGCACGAGTTTGGGGTCAAAAAATAATAAAAGGACTTCCACTTAGAGCAGGTTCAGGAACAGCTCCTGCGGGATTATTTTGGGCTTTTGACGCTGTAATTAGAGCTACTTTTATAGGTGGAGCTTCTATATTTCAATTTGACATTGTGGCTACAGACACTTCTATTTTATCACCATTTTCTCCGATAGATTATGATGGTGTTTTTTACTGGGCAGGTGTAGACAGATTTTACATGTTCAATGGTGTAGTCAGAGAAGTGCCTAATTCAATGAATTTGAATTATTTCTTTGATGGAATTAATCGTAATGCAGCAACAAAATGTTTTGCTTACAAAGTTCCAAGATACGGTGAAATATGGTGGGCTTACCCAAAAGGTACAGCTACTGAATGCACGCATGCTGTAGTTTATAACATTCGTGAAAACACATGGTATGACACAGAACTTCCTAATGATGGTCGATCAGCAGGTCAATTTAACAACTCATTTGCCGCACCTATATTGACAGGCGTCCAATCTTCTCCCTTGCCATTAGACCCTATTGAGACACTTGCTGTTACAGTAGTTAACTCTGGTTCTGGAAATAAATATAATATGAGCGGTAGCGCACAACCTACTTTAACATTTAGAGAAGGTAACACTTACAGATTTGACCAATCTGATTCTTCTAATGTGGGCCATCCCCTACGTTTATCTTCAACACCAGATGGCACGCATGGTGGTGGTGTAGAATATACGACAGGTGTGACAGTTGTTGGGGTGTTAGGGCAAGCAGGCGCATACACGCAAATTATAGTACCAACCGGAGCACCGACTTTATATTACTATTGCGAAATTCATAGCGGGATGGGCGGTCAAATAAACACCAACATTAGAGGTATTGGTTACAAAGTTTGGCAACATGAATTTGGTGTTGATGAAGTCGATGGGCCATCAATTAATCCAATAAAATCATTTTTTGAAACAGCAGACCTGTCTACTCTTTCTCAAGGTGTTGACCGCTATTTGAGAATAACGCAAATTGAACCAGACTTTGTTCAAGTTGGAGACATGACGGTAGAAATCACAGGCAGGGCAAATGCAAGAGCACCAGAAGTTACAAGTTCTACTGTAACATTTCCTGCTTCTGCCAACCAACCTTACGAACAAATTGTAATGTTAAAAGAACAAAGAAGAGAGTTGAGAGTTAAATTTACGTCTAATGCTTTATATGGAGACTATCAAATGGGTCAAATTATAGGTCATTTAGACGGCGGTGATGGAACGGATCTAGGGTAATGGGGCTAAGTGTGACATGGCCAATAGGCATTGAATTAACAGATTGGGCAAATTGTGTTATCACAGACCTTGTTGCGTTTGGTGCTTTTGATCCTTTAGACGACCCTGAAAAATGGCAAGACTGGGGAACTCAATTTTTAAATGCTACAAATCTGGTAGAAGATTTCCCTGACCCATACATATTTGACAACTGGCAGGATTGGGCTGAACGATTTGTTCAGACAACATTATGAAATTTATTGGTTTCAAAAGAGAAGAAGAAGCTGAAAAATGGGCTAGAGAAAAACTAGGTTTGAAAGGTAATCCTGAGTTTTTCAGAGCTATGTCAGCTGTAGATGATAAGGATGAATTTGTTTGTGTAGCTATTTTTAATAACTTTACAAAAAGAAATATTGATGTAAACTTCGCTGCAAAAGAAGGTTATTGGTCAGCACCCAAAGAAACGATAAAAATGTTTAACGCTATATTTACTTATATTTTTAAAATATCTGAAGCAGCAAGGGCAACTGCTTTGGTAGGAGAAAGTAATTTAATTTCAAAGAAATTTGTTACTAAACTAGGTTTTAAACATGAAGGCGTAATGAGACATGCTTATGAAAATGATGAAGATTTAAACATTTATGGTTTGTTAGCAGATGAATATAGAAACCATGTCTGGGCTAATGTGAGGGTCAAATGAGCATAAAAGAAGAAATACTTAAAATAACAGTTAATGATCCTCAATATCAAGAATCAATAAAAGTTATACAGCAGCAGTTGTCTAACACTAACATTGTAGCAGAAGATTTAATAGAAGCTATAAAAATGTTAGAGTACGTGCTTCAGAATCCTGAAACGTATGCAGAAGTCCGTCAAGCAGCCATACAAGACGGTTTAATTGATGAAAGCATGTTTCCTATTGAATTTAATGAGGTGCTTATTGTAAGCCTTCTAGCAGTTCTATACGGTATGCAAGACAGCCTTGTTCAAGAAGGTTATGCAAGAGGTGGTCTTAAAGTAGGAGGAAGACAACTTGATTTCGGCGGTCAAGGTGGCGACACCATGTTGGCGCACATCAATCCTAGAGAAGCTGAAGTTCTCAGAAGAATGGGTGGACAAGGAACTGTTAACCCAAACACAGGACTAAAAGAGTACAAAGGCCTAAAAGATGCTTTGAAAATAGCTCTACCTGTAGCTTTAACTTTTGTTGCAGGCCCATTAGGTAGTGCGATAGGCACGTCTTTGACAGCAGGAACAGCTCTCGCAGGGACTATTGCTGCACCAATACTTGGTGGTGCTGCAGTTGGAGTAGGTAGTGCTGCACTACAAGGAGCATTAGCTGGAGATTTGAATTTCAAAGATTTAGCTTTGGGAGCTGTGTCCGGTGGAATCGGTGGGGCAACTGGCCCAATAGGAGGAATGATAAGCAATGCAACTGGGATTGATCCTAACACGGCTAGATTTTTAGCTGGAGCAGCAACAGGCGCAGGACAAGCTGCAATAAGAGGGGGAAACATAGGACAAGGCGCGTTGTCTGGGGTAGCTTCTCAAGTTTTTAGAAACCCCATCGCAAATACGACAACGAAAGCTAGTAAAGCTGTTTTAGATGGTGTAATGGGAATGAAAACAGGATTATCTAATTTGACGAGCGGTCCTATGGTTGTAGATACAGATATGGATTTCACGGAGGTGGGTAACAATTTAAGTGATGTTGCAGGATCATTTGACGTGGGTCCTGGATTATCAGATGTAGAAATGGATTCTACAGTTTTTATGTCTGAAGAAACTCTCCCGGTAGAAAAGTCTTTCTTAGCTCCTACAGGAATTAATGCGTTAGATCCTATTGATCCAGGATTTTCACTCAGTGATTCTGCAGAAAAAGGACTTAGTAAAATGAGGGCGACGTCACAATCTTCTAAATCTCCTGGAAATCCTTTTAATCAAAAAACAAACTCATATTTACAAATGATGCCGAATGCTTTAGATGATGTAGATCTTATGGGAAATCAAAGCGGAGCTGTCACAGGCCAGCCAGTTAGCATTTTTGACAAAATGAAAGGTGCTTTAGGAAACATAGGGATGCAAGAAGTTGCAGGAGCGGCATTGTTAGCAAGTATGTTAGGAAATGCAGGTGCAGCAGAAGTTAAAAATTCTATTTCTGTTATGGATGATGCACAAAAAGAATATTTCAATAGAAATTTGAGAACTTGGGATTGGCGTAAAATAAACGCTGCTGCTAACGCTAAAGGAACCAACATTAATGAATTTATAACTAATCCTAAATTTATTGCTGAAGCAGAAAGTGGTATGTTTGATATAAACACTCCAGTTCCAGGATCTTCAAACCCAATGATGAGAGCAAGAGGCGGTATGAGCCAAATAAACAACTTTGTTTCAGGAGCAGGTTCAGGTCGTGATGACATAGTAAATGCAAGACTGTCTGATGGTGAGTTTGTAGTAGATGCTGAAACTGTAGCATTGTTAGGTGACGGATCAAACAAAGAAGGTGCAAGAAGGTTAAATCACATGAGAGAAAATTTGCGTGCGCACAAAGGTAAAACTTTATCAAAAGGTAAATTCAGTCCAAATGCAAAAGCACCATTGCAATATATGAAGAGGAGTGCATAATGGGAAGTTTATTTCAAGGTTCACCACAAACGGCAACTTCTTATGTAGACAGCACCACGCAGACGCCGAAGTGGATGCAGGATGCAATATTTAATCAAGTTCAATTAGCCCAAAATATAGCTAATAAGCCGTTTCAATCTTATCAACTTCCTACGGTAGCTGAACTTTCTCCTCTGCAGCAACAAGCGTACACAAATGTGCAGGCAAATCAAGGCGCTTACATGCCAGATTTGAATACTGCTCAAGCAGGATTAAGAGCGTTGGCAGGTTTGGCCCCAACGGCAGATACGTTAGCGAGTGATATTTCTACAAATACGGCCACAGGAATGACTACAGCTCAGCCTTATTTTACAAAAGCTGATAAAATGGGTTATGATAATGTTCAAAATTATATGAATCCATACAATACCCAAGTTATGGATGCAATGGCAAAACAGAGCGCAAGAAATTTGTCAGAAAATCTTATGCCTGCAATTTCTGACAGTTTTATTAAATCTGGTCAATTTGGCTCTAGCCGTATGGGTGACATGGGATCTAGAGCTTTGCGAGATACTCAAGAGTCTTTGATAAATGCACAAGCTGATTTAATGAACCGAGGATACTCACAAGCTATGGCAGCGCAACAAGCTGATCTTGCTAGGATGGGGCAATTAGGTAAAACTGCCGCAGGAATCCAAATGGATGATATGAGCAGGCAAGCCACAGCATTGCAAAATTTGGCTGCATTAGGGCAGAACAGGCAAGCCATGGGTTACACTGATACTGCAGCATTAGAAGCAGCAGGAGCTGTTCAACAAGCGCAAATGCAAAGACAATTAGGCGCAGCAGAAAAACAATTCTTAGACGAACAAATTTATCCAATGCAACAAGCTGATTTTTTAAGCACTCAACTCAAAGGATTAGCTCCGATAACTCCAACAAGAACATTAACATCTAAAGATTCAACTGGGGAAACATATTCAGCTTCCCCATTAGCGCAAATTGGCTCAGCTTATGCGGCATATCGTGGTTTGAAAGCACTA